TTATCAGGGAACCAAAATAAATCCATGGGCGAACTAATGTACGCAACTGAAGCAACCTCACCTTTCTGGGCATTATTTTTTCCTTTTATACCTGTTTTGGTATTATTAGGATTCTATTTTGCTGCAGGTGGTGGATTTAATGATGACGATGATGATGACTTTGGCGGCGGTAAAGGAATTCGTGCCATGGAACAGGTCCCGGTTCCTGTCCCATCAGGAGCATAATGGATTGGAATCATTGGTATTGGCGTTTTGCTGAAAAGTGGAATGGACGTTTGGCTATGATTGGTGTTGTTGGTATAATCATCTATCTTATAGGTATTAATACCTGACGGAATCTTAACATTTACTATATAATTATGTTAAGTATTATTACGTACCATGCCACAAGTAATTTTTCTTGGTCTAGTAAGCGCATATCTTTATTTCGGTCCCACAATAACTTCTTTAATCTATTCATAAATGAATCTCCTACACCATTGTACAGCTGAATTATTTGTAACAGTGGTTGTAGGCGGTAGTCTAGCAATATTAATAACTGTTTTTACCTTCGATAAAAGGCAATGATTCCTCTAGGGCTAATATATGTTGCAAATTCCATACCTCCTGGTACACGCGACTTGTTGGAGTTTGGTTTCTTTGTTAGTATAGGTATAACCGCAGGGTCTTTAGGACTTATATGATCCCTTTTATTATTGCTACTATTCCAATTGAAGTAGAACCTTATCAACCAGTTGACTGGACTGATATTAATAGAGCATCTCAACTTGCAACTAAAGAAACCTACCCTTGGTGGTGGAATAAGTATGGATGTGAAGGAACACAATGGTATCCACCCGACGAACAATGTATAGATTTAACAAATGACTGAACAGCAATTAAAATTACGTGAAGAAACTTTAGGGATTCTTCTTAAGAATTTTGGGACTACACATTCTAATAGAGCAATCTATGATTGTGCTGAGGAATGGTGCAATAAGCAAGTTGTTACATCAGGGCTTGTCAGTTACTTTAAAGCATACTATAATAAATAAATCATTCGTTTAAGTATAATGCAAAAAGTAGTTAATGTACTTGCTCTTGCGTCTGCTGCTGTATCTCTTGCCGTTGTTGGCACTGTTGGTTACGTGTTTGTTAATAAAGACGCGATTATAAAAAATATTACTGATGGTGCATTGGAAAGTGTACTTGGTGGTGGTCTAGGTGGTGGTGTACCTGATGTAGGTGGTGATCTTCCATTAGGAACTAATGATCTTGCTGCTCCTGATCAACCACAAGCTGCTGCTCCTGATGCTCCTATTGGTTTAGGAACTCCTACTTTCTAAATAGAATGAGTTAGTCTCATTCTAATGCCAGAAGAAGTTAAGAAGGAAGAAAAGAAGGAAGAGAAAAAGAAAGGTGCTTTAGGTAAAATTAAAGATGCTATTCTTCCAGATGCTGACGAACAAGCAGCAATTATGTCTACCTTTGTCAGACTTGGCGTTTTGGTCTGGTCCGGGGGTATATTAACATTAAATTATGTTGCCATCCCAGGTGTACCACAACAGAAAATTGATCCAACTTTCATAGCCTCAGTTTTTACTGGGGTTTTGGCAAGCTTCGGAATTCAGACAGCATCTAAGAAAGGTGATGGGACTATGAAGATGGAAGGTGGAGGTAGTGGTCCTAATGGTTCTGTATCTAAGGCAGATATGGAGAGGTTGATTGAGAAAGCAACTCAAGCTGCACCTGCACAGACTATAAGAATCGAGCAAGCACCGATAGCAATTACGTCTGTTGCGCCAAAGGAACCGCCAAAAGCATAAATTTAGGAAATCATTATGAACAATAAGTGGAAATGGATATCAATCGGGACAGTGGGAAGTTTATTCGCATTGTCTCATATTGGTATGATAGGAATGATTTCGAGACAGAATAAATTTCCTCAACTTAATATACCAGTTGGTGAATATACTTCTTATGAGGTAGAAGCAAGTAATGAAGGATATAGAATAAAGTATCGTGCAAACGATCCCAAGGTGATGCATGTGGAACGGGATGTAAAAACCAAAGGTGGCTTTCTGGGATTGGGTAATAACACAGTTAAAGTCCGTGAGCAATACACCCTCGGTGGTAAGACACATCATGGTGGACCAGTATCCAACCCAACGACGTGGATCGATCCGTCAGCACAAGGAAAAAAGCTCAGTGACAAAACCATTGCTTGTATCGAAGCAAGAGGAGGTGGTAAGTCTACGGGAAAGATTGTCGGGGGTAGCGTTGGTGCTACTCTTGGTAGTTCCCTTAGTGGTGTTCCCTTTGTTGGGTGGGTTCTTACAGGTGCTGCTACGATGATCGGTATGGATGCTGGTGGTGATATTGGTGGTAGTATGGCAGAGACTTATGCAGGATGTGATGAAATAGATGAAGAAACTCAGATATGATGATTGTATATGTCGTACAAAACTTGTTGACCATTCTCTAATTAAAGATAGGATTCTTAATGAGATAAAACTTTCTACTCATTATGAAAATATTGATAATGTTAGTGAATATTATGCGGACAAGGTTTATCGAACTGATATGGATTTATATAAAGATTTAAATAGATCTTGGGTACAGATATTGATGCCCAATCTTTATATTTCTTTAAATGAAATGCTATCTAGTATGGTATATAATGGGTCTGAAATACTATGTTTGTGGTATCATCAGTATTTAAAAGGAGATACTTACGGATGGCATATACATGATCAAATGTATGCAGGAATTTATTATCTAGAGTTTGGTAAGAGTTCTGGTAGGACTCAAATATGTTCACCTTTTAGTCTTAAATCTACAAAAATTAATGCTCAAGAAGGGGATCTAGTAATCTTTCCTTCTCATCTTATGCATAGGTCATTACCTAATAGTGATGAAAGAAAAACTGTTGTAAGTTTTAATTTTAATTTGAAACCACAGAATCAACACTATCTTAATTTAATCAAATGAAGAAACTTCTTAAATGGATCCGACGGTGGATAAATATTAACGACCCTCAACCCTGGAAAGATGAATAAGGTTAAAGGAGCATTCGACAAAGTAGTTGAATGGGATAAAAAACTTATTAAAAAATGTCAAGACAAATGGGGACTAACTGATTATCAAGTAGTCTGTATTTCATTTGCTAAAGGATTTATTATCGGAGCAATACTATTATGAGCGTACTTACAAAAGGATTTAATGGAGGAGTCTGGGCATTCAGACTTGTCTTTGCTGTTGTAGTAGTAGAACTTGCTATTGTTGCAGGATCAGTTGTCGGATGTTTTGACACTGGATCTTGTGATGAAAATGATAGTAATAATATTAAGGAATTAATGCAAGGGCTTGCCACAAAGACATTTGCATTGTATGCTGCAGAAAAAGGTATTAGTGCGAACAGTGTTAAAGCTGCTAAAGAGGATGGTTAACAATTTAGGAGTTGATCCTGACGAATGGTTTAATGAACCAGAAGAATTAGATCTTGCACCATCAGAGTATGAACCACCAGTTGATAATAGATGGGCACCTCCAGAGCGTAGAGCAGAACTGGAAGCGGAATCTAATCCTCGACCAGAAGAGGAGGTTGCAGAGTGGTTTATGGAAAAACCAGATGAGAGTGATGAAATAGAGAAGGAGAAGACCATGCATGAAAAGATGTATGAGATTGCTACTTCAAAATATAATCCATTCTCAGTAGGTGGATCAGAAAGTTTAGGTGGAGGATCTGAAAAGATAAATGGAACTGAATGATATAAATGTACATAAGGTACTTGATGAGATCCGTCCTTATATTGAAGCAGATGGTGGTATATTAGAATATGTTGCTATTGATTATCTAAAGGAAGGACCTATTGTTATGGTAAGAATGTTGGGTGCTTGTGCAGG